TAGTTTTTAAAAATAATATAAATGTTAAGAAAAAAATTTCTTTAGTAAAAAAATATAAAAAAAGAATACTAAATTTAATTGAAAATAAAAATTCTGTCTTTAATAATGATATAAAATATATAGAAAATAGATTAAAACATATTAATAAATCTAATGAAAAAAAAATAAATTATCTAAATAATCTTTTAAAATCTAAACATGATAACATTAATAATATTCTAACTAAAAATGAAAATTATTACGATAGTGTATACAATATTTATATAGAATATTTAGTTAATCCTTATAATATTAATAATAAGTATACTAAAGATTTTTTATCAACTATTACTAAAATTAGTAATCCTTATGATCTCGTTTTAACTTATTTAGTTTTATTTAAAGATTTTTTTGATTTAAATAAATCACAAATTTTAAATGAAAACGACACTATATACAATGATAAAAAAATTATACATTTTAATGAAAAAAATAATTTAATTTTCAAAAAATATTACAATTATACCATTAAAAAACACATGTTAAAATTACTAAATCTATCTATTAAAATGATAAGTTAAATATAATATTCATTTATAAATTTTTTTCTTTCATCTATTGTTAATGCTCCTAATAATATATTTATTCTTTGATTTACATTAATGCTATTATTTAAAAGTAAATTATATAATACAATAGTATTATTTTTATTTAATTTATATTTTATAGATGATATTCTATTTAATTTCTCTAAATTTGTTTCTGTAATACCATCAATTAATGGATAATTATCATTATAAAATCCTAATAAATCATTTTCTACTTTATAATTTATATAAAATTCACTATCTATATCATCGTTATATCCCATATTATAATATTTATTAAAAATATTTTTTTTAGATTTATTATAATCTTCAATATCATTTAGAAGTTCTTTATTTTGTGGATTTCTAATATTTTTTAAAATTTCATTTTGTAAATCTTCATTTAAATTATCAAAATAATCAAACATTTAATATAAAAAATATATAACATATATTAATCATTTTTTTAAATAAATATTAATAACTCATCAAAAGTTATGTTATCATCAAACATCATTTCACACTCCCCTTCATATTTATATAATAAAGGTTGTTTATTTATATCTGTTAATAAGAAGTAATGATTACAATTATCATTTGAAAACATATAAATGAAATCATGACATGGCAATCCACGGATTAAATGATTTTCTCCAAAACTATTTAAGATTATTTTTTTTACCTTATCAATATTTTCATCACTGGTTGATGCCCATTCATTTACAATTTCATTTACAATTTTTTGTTCATCTTTATCAATCGAAGTTTTAATCCAACGATTGCCACGGTTGTCAATAGTAATGTTGTCGATATTCTCCATGTTCATTTTGGTAATAATAAAGATATATTAATAATCATTTTTTTATTATTTAAAGAAAATTAAAAAAAATCAAATATATATTTACTTGGGTGATAATATTTTAACAATTCTAAAATATAATATATCATTATATTAATATTCAAAAATTATATTTATGTAATTGTTACATTCTCATTTTCAATATAATTATTTTTATTTATCTCAATTAATTTTATTACTAAATACATAAGCAAAGAACCAATTATTAAAGCAGATATTAATTTAACATATTTATAATAGTTTTTATGTAAAATTTTTTCTTTATTAATAATTTCCATTATATAAATATATATTTATTTTTTTAAATATATTATATTATATTAGTATGAATAAAGTCCCTAAAGATTTAAAATTATATGAAAAAATAAAAAAACATATATATGATAAAAATCCAATTCATTCAGCATATAGAAGTGGTCTCATTGTAAAAACATATAAAAATGCTTATCTTAAAAAATATAATTCTAATGATTCTTATTATGGTGTAAAGGAAAAGAAAAAAGGTCTAGTAAGATGGTTTTCTGAAGAATGGAAAAATGATAAAGGTGGGATAGGTTATACTTCAAAGTCAAGTGTATATAGACCTACAAAAAGAATAACAAAGGATACTCCTGTTACATTTAATGAACTAACAGAGAAAGAAATTAAAAAAGCTAAAAAAATAAAAGCTAAAAAAGGAAGAGTAAAAAAATTTAAAAACACATGAATATATATAATACTAAAAAAGTTTTATTATTTTAAAATAATAAAAAAAATTGATTAAAGATATTTCATTTTTCTTTAAATGTCTATTAAAGACTTTATATATAACAAATATATATTAAAAATCAGTTCTATTTTAACTAAATATATAAAAAAATATAAAAATTTTAATATTAATTATTTTAATAATATTACTATTACTAATGAAAATAATAATAATTATTTAATTTATATAAATTATAAATATCCTGCAAATATTACAGAATATATTGGGTATATTGAATTAATTAATAATAATAGACTTAAATTAATAATAATTAATAATACTATTAATTTAAATATAATTAATAAATTACATTATGAAGTTAATAAAATTAATTTATAATTTTTATTATATTTTTGTTTTTGAATCTGCTCTTGTTTTTGAAACTCCTTTTGTTTTTGAAACTCCTTTTGTTTTTGAAACTCTTTTTGTTTTTGAAACTCTTTTTCTTTTTTTAATAAATATTAATTGATTCTTAGATAATTGTTTAGACTTTATTATTGACTTTTTAATACTATTTAAACGTTCTTTAGATATATTTTCTAATACATTAAAAATCATTTCTCTATATTTTTTACATTTATTCTTATTATATATTATATATGGTTTAAAACATTCACAATTTATAAATTGTTTCATTACACTAATATAACTACCTGAATTTATTTCTAATAATTGATTTTTAATATTAGTTTCTAACATTTTTGAAAGAGGATATATATATTTTTTTAAATTAACATAGTTATCTTCTATATTATTTGTTTGATAATCTATTATACATATACTTTTACTTGATTCAAAATAAAATGTTTTATTATAAACATTTATAACTGTATTAAATTTATCTTTAATTGTCATAAAATTTTCTAAATTAATATCTTGAATACAATAACCATAATTAGCATAACAACATATTATTGTATAAAATAATTCAAAAACTTGTCTTATATTTAATTTTTTATTGTATTTTTTAAATGTAACACCATTCGCATAACTACTAAATATTATAGATTCATTCTTTTTTTTATTTAATAAATTAATGAAATTACAATTTGTCATATAACCAAAAAATAATAATAAATTAGATGTTATATTATTAATAACTAACCGAGAATATAATATTGATGTTATTAATTCTTCAACATATAAACATTCATATTCGCCATTATCATATTGTTCTATACCATTATTATTTATAAACCCCGAACATTTTTTCATTATAATTTTTTTAATATTTTTATTAAAAAATGTAGATTTAGATATACAATTTTTACTTATTTCCCCTATATAAATATCATTTGATGCTTTTGCTAAAAAATCAATATTTTTGATAGTATTGATATTACAATTACAATAACCTTTATCTTTAATAATATCTAATTTATATACATTTTTTTCAAATTCCAAATCATTAAATATCCTTTTTAAAAATAATTTATAACTATTAGAATCAATATATTCATCATAAGATAAATAATATTTCATATCTATAATTTAAAAATATAATTTAAAAAATGATTTAATGAGATTTAAAACAATTATGGAAGATATCAAAAAATTTATAACTGATAATAAATTATTTTCAAAAAAAGAAATTGAAACTTTAAAATATTCGCAAAAAAATAAATGTGATTTATGTGAAAATGTTTGTGGTAGTTTAGCTAAATTAAATGAATGTAAAAAAAATAATATTATTTGTTTAAACTGTCTAGATTGTTTTTATGACAATTATAATAAAAATAATAAAGAATTATTTAAATGTATTTGCTGTAATAATTTTATATATTCATACGAAATTATTTAATATCCTCTTACTTTTAATCTTTCAATATTTATTCCTATTGGGTCATTCGCATTTACTGGAATATTAGCAGATAAACCTTTTTCATTTTGTAAAACAGCCCAATCATCTATGCTATTACTATAATCTGGAATACATTCATTCATATAATTGTAACATTTAGCTTCATATAATTTTCTAAATAAGTTAAACATCTTTTTATTATATATTAATCTTAATAAATATTTATATATTTTTTAAAAAAATAGTAATGAATTCTCATCAATTTTATCTTTTTTTACACAATATTTTGTACCACCAAAATATAATTCGTCATAATTCTTTTTACATTTTTCATCCATTTTAATAATATATAGATTTGTAAATCTTTTATAATAATAATCTGAAAATAATTTATACATTTTATTATTATATAATATTTATTTTTTATATCTCTTTTTAAATAGATAATTATATGATAAATACAAAATTAATAAATATTTATTCATTATTATTTATTATATTTATTTGTGTATCTATGACCTCAATTGTTATATTATCAAATAATAAAGATATTATTGATAATATTAATTATAGTTTACTTATATTAATTGTAGTATTCTTTATATTTATTTTATTTAAAATAATTATATATAGAAATAAGGATTTTATAAATTATAAATTTGATTATAAAATTCCACAATTAGAAAATAATAATTATATCAAAAATTATGAAAATGTTATTAATTTTAATAATAATTTGTATAATGTTAATTTAAATGATTTTTATAAAAAATTACAAGAAAAAAAAATAGATAAAAATAATTTACTAACACAATTTATTGATTATACCTATAATATTTAGATTAAATCATGAAAATTTATTATTTCTTCACAATTATCTATTGTATATGTTTTATGAGATATCATTATTATTGTTATATTGTAATTTTCAATAATTTTTTTTAATATTATCATTAATTTTTTTTCATTATTTAAATCTAATGCTGATGTAGGTTCGTCTAATAATAAAAATCTTGGTTTTTTCATAATTGCTCTACATATTGCAACTCTCTGTTTTTGACCACCTGATAAATTTATATCATCTATTATTATATCACTAATTAAATCTTTTATTATACTATATAAATATCTGTCATAATTTTTATTTATTAGTATATTATCCATTACTGATCCTTCTAATAAATTAGGTTCTTGACCAACATAAGATATAACATTATTATAATAATAATGTTTATCATAATCTAAAATTGGTATATTATCAATTAATATTTCTCCTGATTTTGGTTTATATAATCCTAAAAGTAATTTAAACAAAGTACTTTTACCAATACCTGAATTCCCCTTAATACCTATTATTTTATTACCTGATATATTTAA